ATGATATACAATGGGTGCCATAATTTAACGCAACGAATTTGTATAAAGGATAGATCAATGCGGCGCGGTCCGAAGGGTAAACCCGCCAAGGTGAAACTGTTGGAAGGCAACCCCGGTAATCGTCCGGTGCCAACCGACTATGTGAAACCGGAAGGCGACTTGATACGCCCCGATCACGTCACCGGCTATGCGGCGGACGTTTGGAAACGGGTTGTCGCGGCGATGCCGGAAGGTGTCTACATGGCGACCGACTTCGGAGTCCTATCGGCATTTTGCGTGGCGTGTGAAACGCACCGTACAGCGACGTTCCGGTTGATAATCCAAGACCATGTGATCATGGAAGAACGAGTCGGCGGCGGGGAGATAATGAAGCGCAACCCGTGGTCCGCTATTCAGGCGGACGCGGCGCGGCAAATCATGACATTGGGCGCAACGCTTGGGCTTGATCCGCTTAGTCGCGAGCGCGTGCGCGCACCGACCACGGGTGCCGTTGATAAGTTTGCCGGGTTGGTCGGGATCGATGGCGGAAAGAACTAAAACCGTCACCCTGTCATGGCTGGTATTAAATCCAACCGATGTGATCACGCGGGATATCGCTTCCGGGTACTGGCGTAATTCGGCGCGGGCTGAACGTGTCATTGATTTTATTGAATGCCTCACGGTGCCATCGGGTGTTGTTGCCGGTGGGCCGATGGTGTTGCGGGAATTCCAAACGGATTTCATTTATGACGTTTATGAGCCGTGCGACCAGGACGGGCGGCGGATCGTTCGTGATGCTGTTTTATCGATGGGGCGGAAGAATGGAAAGACGGCGTTGATATCGGCGTTGAACATTGTTCATTTGGTTGGACCGGAAGCGGTGCAAAACGGTGAAGTGTATTCAGGCGCCAACGATCGTGATCAAGCGGCGATCGTATTTAAGGTGGCGTCACAATTCGTCAAGGCGGAACCCGGACTCGCGCAACGGTTAAGCGTCGTGGAATCGACTAAACGAATTGCCTGTCACGCGAACGGATCGTTTTATCGTGCGTTGTCGCGTGAGGCGGGAACGAAGCACGGATTGAATCCAACGTTTGCGATTTATGATGAACTAGCGCAAGCGCGCGACCGGGAATTATATGATGCGCTGAACACTGGTTTCGGTGCGCGTGATGAACCTTTGTTCGCGGTGATATCGACTCAATCGCGCGACCCGCAACACATTCTTTCCGAGTTGATTGATCGTGGTTTATCGAGTGATGATCCAACCGTGGTTTGTCATTTATACGCGGTGCCGGAACAAGACGACGACGAAAACGAAATTGATATTTATGACGAGTCCTATTGGAAACTCGCAAACCCCGCGTTAGGTGATTTTCTCACGTTGGACTCCGTCCGAAAGTTGGCGAAGCAATCCGAAGAGTCGCCAAGTTTTGAACCGTCATTTCGTAACCTGTCATTAAATCAACGCGTGGACGTGGTTCCGTGCGTCATTAGCGCGCGGGCATGGCGTGGGCGGTACGATGCCGCGTGCCGGTTGGTGCCGGGTGAGGATATCTATTTGGGACTCGACTTGTCGGCAACCACGGACTTGACGGCGTTGGTTGCCGTCAGTGCCAAGAACGGTGAACGGCTGGCGGCTTGGTTTTGGAAACCAAAGGATTTGTTGACGGTGCATGCCACGCGTGACCGGGCACCCTATGAGCGTTGGGTAACTGAAGGGTTTTTGTATCCGTCACCCGGTAAAGACGTGGACTATACGCTAGTCGCGTTGAAAATTATTGAGTTGTCATTGACGTTCAATATAGTCGGCGTGGCTTTTGACCGTTGGCGGATTTCCACGTTCATTAAATGCTTTGAAGATTTAGGCGTATCCGCTTATTATGACGATGACGACGCGGACGGGATTCGCTTTGTCGAGTGGGGGCAAGGTTATAAGGATATGGGACCAGCGGTTGATGCCCTTGATAAAGCTGTTGCGTCGGAAAGATTAATTCATGATGGACACCCGGTTTTAACATGGTGCTTTTCAAACGCGGTCGCGACAATGGATCCGGCGGGAAATCGTAAGTTGGACAAAAGCAAAGCGCGATTCCGTATTGATGGCGCGGTTGCCGCTGTCATGGCGATTGGTCTAAAGGCGCGGGATAATCCGGACGTGGACGATGACTATTTCGATGACTTCCTAAATAACCCCGTATCGGTGGCGGTCTAATGGCAATTTGGAAACCAACGGACGGGTATTTCGGCACGTTGCTAGCGGCGCTGATTGGGCAAGCGACTCGCCGTGTCGAGGGCGCGCAAAATTCGGGCGGTGCATCGGGCATCGGTGCCGGTCATCATGTAACCGCCGATGCCGCGTTGAAGCTATCGGCGGTGTGGGCGTGTATCAAGTTGGTGTCCGAAGCGGTGGGGGCGATGCCGGTACGGGTGTGGACGATCAAACCGGACGGCACCCGTGAAATCAACAAGACTCATTGGGCGTCCAAGTTGCTCAATCAATCGCCCAATCGATATCAGACTCGTAATGAGTTTTTTGAAACCGTGGTTATTAATTTGATGATGGCCGGTAACAGCTATTGCACCTATACACGCAACACGGCGGGGCGGGTTATTTCGCTTATGCCGATGATGGCGACTCAAACCGAAGTCAAGTGGACTAAGGGCAATCCCCGTTCATATATTTTCACCGATGGCCGCAACGTCGTGGCGCTTCCGCAAGATCGCGTTTGGCATGCTATGTTGATGCCATCCAATGCGATCGTTGGGTTATCACCTTTGCAATATGGCGCCCGTACAATGGGGATCGCCATTAGTGCCGAGGATCGGGTTAGCACGCTTGCGGCAAATGGATTTAAGCCAACCGGTGTTCTAATGTTGGATAAGACATTGAAGCCGGAACAGCGCGCACAAATCCGGGAACAATTTTTCGACTTGCAAGAGGGACAAGGCGACCCGCTGAAGGTGTTGGAAGCTGGTATGACATATCAGCAGATTTCGATGGCGCCAAAAGACGTTCAACTTTTGGAAACGCGGCGATTTTCCACGGAAGATATTTGCCGTTTTCATGGCGTGCCGTCCATCCTGGTCAATGATACCAGCGCGTCAACGGTGTGGGGTTCCGGTATCTCGGAGATTAAGGAAGGGTTTTATACCCTGACTATCCAACCGTTGTTGGAACGGTTGGAGTCGTCGCTTGAAAAATGGTTGTTAGCGAGCGACGAACACGGTAATATTGAATTTGAATTTGATTTTTCAAGGTTCTTGCGGGGTAATGAAAAGCAACGCACGGAGACTCAAGCGTCGGCGGTGTCGGGTAACTTGTTGACCATCAATGAGGCGCGCGCCTTGGAAGGTCGCGCCCCGGTGCCAAACGGTGATGTGATGTACGCACAAATGCAAATGATACCGATCGGCAGCACGGTTGCTCCGGATGGTATTGTTGATCGGAGAAAACAAAATGACGGTTCGTGATATTCCGGTAATTGATGCGTTCCAATCGCCGCTGTCCGTTGACTGGGAAATTCCCGAAACGGCGGATGCGCGTTATACACCCGTTCGCGCCGCTGGCGGTAATGACCCGCGAACGCTCAACATCTTTGGTCGCATCGGTGAGGATTTCGACGGCACGGGGATAACGGATCGGATGGTAAGCGGCGCGCTTCGGAACATGGGTGCTGGTCCCGTCACCGTGAATATCAATTCGCGTGGCGGCGACTTTTTTACGGGCGTGAATATTTACAGTCAGCTTCGCGAACATGAAGGCGAAGTGACGACCCGTGTACTTGGACTCGCCGCGTCCGCCGCGTCAATCATTGCGATGGCTTCGGATACGCTGCAAGTTGCCAAGGCGGCTTTTATCATGATCCACAACGCGCATGGAATCGTCATGGGCGGTGCGGTCGATATGGAAGCCGCCGCGTCGATGTTCCGGCAATTTGACTCCGCGATGGCGGGTGTATACGCGGATCGTTCGGGTATGTCGCGAAAGGAAATCGAATCCTTCATGGAAGCGGAAACATTCTTTTCCGGTGAGGATGCCGTTAAGAATGGACTCGCTGACGAATTGCTAGCAAGCGATCAAGTCGCGCCGGATGACACGCCTAAAAGCGAGGGCGCCCACGCGTTTCAACGTATTGATCGTGAGTTGGCCGAAAAAGGTATGCCACGGACGGAACGCCGCGCGCTTCTAGCCTTGGTTACTAAGGGTACGCCGGGCGCTACCCAACCCGCCATGCCGTGCGCTGGCGATGCACTAGCGATGCAATCCGCGATCGCTATCCTTTCCAATTTCAAAAGAGGTATCAAATCATGAAAACGAACATCGTACCCGGCGCGCGCGGTCTAGTTGCCGTTCTTGCCGAAGGTCCTGACACCACGTTCAGAGTTGCCGCCGCGCTGGCGGATTGGACGCGCGTTTTTGCCGAATTCCGCGAAACCCAAACGGCGGCTGATGCGTCCATCCAGGCGATGATCGCGGCAACCGATGGTGAAGCCAAGAAAGCCGCCGAAGCTGCGGCGGCGGCGGTCGCCAAGGTCGAAGCAGTGGCGAATGATATGATGGAAATCGAACAGCGCATTGCGGAGTCCGCCTTGGCTCACAACAATGTGCCGTTTGCGTCCATCGGTCAGATTGTCGTCATGTCACCGGAATACAAGGCGCTTTCCATCGGCGCCGGTCAGACTCCGCAAAACGGTTTCAAGTTGCGGGTTGAAGCCAACACGATCACCGGCCAGGAAGGTTCGCCGCCCGAAAACGCGGATACCCTGGTTCCGACCGACCGGCGCGCCGGTATCGTGCCGGGTGCCTTCCGTACCCTTCGCGTTCGCGACCTGATTCCGACCATTCCGACCACGTCGAACGCGTGGCAGTTCGTCCGCGAATTGCTGTTCACCAATTCGGCGGCGGAAACCGCCGAAGGCGCCGCGAAGCCGGAAGCCGTGCTTACGTTTGAGGATGTGACGGTGAACATTCGCACGATCGCGCATTTCATCAAGGCATCCAATCAAATCCTGGCGGACGCTCCGGCGCTTCGGGCGTACATCGACTCCCGGCTTCGGTACGGTGTCGAGTTGCGCGAGGAACAACAGATCGTCGCCGGCAACGGCACCGGTCAGAACATTTCCGGCATGACGGCTTCCGGAAACTACACGGCGTTTACGCCGACTTCCGGTGATACGGCCATCGATTCCCTGAACCGCGCCAAGTATGCGATTTTGGGTGCCGATTACATCCCGACCGGTACGCTCATGAACCCGTCCGATTGGGGCGCGTTGGAGCGACTCAAGACGACTGATGCCGCCTATCTGGTCGGAAACCCGTTCGGTATGATCATGCCGATGATGTGGGGCTTGCCGGTGGTCGCGTCAAATTCCATGACGGCCACGAAGTTCCTGACGGCGGATTTCCAAACGTCCTACGAGTACGCCGAGCGGCAAACGACTGTCGTTGATATCGGGTACGTCAACGACGATTTCACGAAAAACCTTGTGACGATCCGCGCCGAAAAGCGCGGCGCGCTCGCCACCATCCGGCCCGCGTCGACTCGTTTCGGTTCGCTCACGCTGTAATCGGTTTACGGCTCCGCCAGCCAGCCGGGGCGCATTTAGAACGGTGCGCCCCGGTGATCCGATAGAAAAGGATGCAATCAAATGGTTGTTAAAATGCGATGCGCCCGCGCTCATTCATCGTCGGTTTGGGGTTCCGTCGTCGATGGTGAGATTTTTGAGTGCGCGCCGGGTTACGTTGCACAACTTGAGTCCGCTGGACTCGCCGCCCGTGGGGCGATCGCCCCGGCACCTGACGCCGTGGCACCTGACGCCCCGGCACCTGACGCCGTGGCACCTGACGCCCCGGCACCTGACGCCCCGGCACCTGACGCCGTGGCAC